CTGCCCACAGGGCAGTAAGGTTAGAATTAACCTAGACATTTCTCTATTTGTTTATGATGAGTCGTGTAACGATTTTCCCCGATCGTTCAATCGGTTCTAGATGAATGTGAGAAGTGTTTAAATAATCACACAAATCCTCGCCTGCTCGGTGAAGGTGGCTCAGTTGGTCTAATCAGCCATCTGGGTTATTCACGATTCCAAGTAAAAAAGAACTTGGTCGGAACAACCGTCGACGTGTGATCGACACTGTTCTGAGCCGTGAACCCTTGGAAAGAGTTCTGTTCCAACACGAACGGACTCACACCTGGGTCAAGCACAACAATTTTGTGAGAGCGATAGATTTGCTCTTTCACAAGTCATTGGCCATTCCCTTATCTGAGAATTCGGTAGGGGTTCGAGAATATGCTCTTTTCGATCCTGAAAAGGCATTACGACGAGTTCGAGTCATTCCTGGTTTAGGGAAGAGTCAAAAAGACCGTGCGAAAATCTTAACGATTTTCCAAGGCCTTAATGAACAATCTTCCTCTCCTTCGGACGTCTGGCGGGCTTTAGCTCTTATACCAGCGAAGGATCAGGATTTTATCCTCGAACACCACATTAGTGGCGTCAAATTCTCATTTGTGAAGGATATGTTCAAGTTCAAGCATGCTCTTGGCCTGAGCGATGCTGTTTCCATAGCGATGGAGAACATGAACATAAAGGTACGGATGCCCTTGAGAGGAACTTCACCTCTCCACCAGATCCGAACGGTGCAGAAACAGCGGTTTTTGCGAGGCTTGGCAGTTACCCGTGATGGACAACTGTCCTATCACATCACAACACAGTCCACTGACGCTACAAGATATTTACTCTTGTGCTTCTATCTCCGGAAGCTTCCGAAAGGACTCCCAGAGAAGGACTATGTCAAGATGATCAAACTCTCGCTCGCTGGAACCTTCAGTTCCCAGATGGGACAAGATCTCCCTGAGGGGTACGATACTTGTCCTCTTTCCCTCTTCCCTCCTTCCACTCAGCGGCGACTCGACAACATTTTCTCTTTTTCTAAAGAGAAGCGTTGTCAGTTTTACTTCAATCTGCTTCAGAGTAAATCATTATGTGCCCCAGTTGGGGACGACATGATCTCTGAGGCTTATTCGAAGCATATGAAGTCGCTTTGCCGATCGGAAGACCAAGTTCTTCATCTTCGAGATGAGGACTTGCAAGGATTAAGAGAGTATGGGAAAAGAGTCGGAAGAAGAATTAAGGACATTTATGATCCTTTTTCTACTTCTTTGCCTAATAAGATGGCCTCCATCGAGACTTCACGCCTCGAGGGAGGGAATCTTCAGGCTTTGAAAGAGAATGGCTCCCTGAATTCATTTTCGGGACACCCCCTTCTCCGACTCCAGAAGGATTCCAACTGCACTCGCTTAGAACCATTTGTGGTGGGTCTCTTTGGACCACCTGGATCTGGAAAGACCACTTTATGTAACAAGATTGTCCAGTACTGGAAAAGAACTTATTTCCCTGATTTTTCACGGGAGGAAGTTCTATATTCCAGGAATTGTGGAACCAAACATTGGGACGGTTATGAAGGCCAGCCCATCATCGTCTTAGACGATTTTGGACAGGACCTCTCAGATCGATCCGATCTAGTTGAGTTTGAAACACTCATCTCTATCAACGACTACGTCGTTCCAATGGCAGATCTACAATCAAAGGGCCGGAAATTCCGGAGCCCCCTTGTACTTGTTACATCCAATATGGCCTTTGGCGAGACACGTATTAAGGATGGAAGTAGTTCAGACGTCATGGAAGATCCCATGGCTCTTTGGCGGCGTTTTGACTTCCCCCTCCTCATAAGGAATGAGGATGGAGAGCGTCATATCCACCGACTGAGAGCCTCCTGGGGTCCTCGGCTGACTGAACATAACAAAAGAAAGTTCGATCCTTTGGATGACAACCATCCAAAATCGGGCTTCGCCCCTTCCAAAACGGAAGTTTTGGAGAAGATCGAGGAAAGTTCACTATTCAGTGAGCTGTCCCAGAATATTTTCCAGAAGTTCACTTATCATAAGCGAACATTTGGAGATTCCTGGGAACAGTCGATCTCTTCAAAGTCTATCCGATTTGTGAAGGAGAGTGAAGGCTTCTGGAAATTGAATGTCCACGAGGACCCTCAATGTTTCAGTGCCCACTCTCGAAGCCTACTCCTTTCTTTCCCATCCGATCCACCCGACCACCCCCCAGTAGTGAAGGCTCATGCCATTCCCGAACCCCTAAAGGTTCGGATGATCACTATTGGTGAGACTGATACCAAAGTTCTTCAACCTCTTCAGAAGGCCCTATGGAAGGACCTAGGAAATCAGCCCCAATTTTGTTTGACAAATGGGGTAAAGATTCTTGAGGACTTCCAAGAGGAAACTCTCCCCTGGATTAAGCGGATCGAATCCGAGATCCAGAGGATACTGAAAGAGAGTAAGACGAGAACAGGAGAGATCATCTCCCCCGAACTCACTCGCTCTTTTTTCTTTCCTGACTTTCTGAAGAACCGAGTCCTTGGACAAGATAAGAGGAAGATGGATGAGGATTCCCCATCCTCTTCTTCTTTCTCTTACCTTGACCCTAAGGACGGTGAAGAATTTTGGTTGTCCGGAGATTACACAGCTGCAACAGATAACTTCCCTATGGAGGCCACTAGAGCCCTCATGGATGGAATTTTATCTGAGATTGATCACGAGCCAACTCGAAAGTGGGCCCTCTGGGAGATTTCCTCTCATGTGATCAAGTACCCCAAGGGTACCCAGGGTATTCAAACCTCTGGTCAATTAATGGGATCTCTTTTGAGTTTCCCTCTACTGTGTTATCTCAATGACTATATCGTGTCGTCGTCGGGTTTTGTGCCTGGTTCGTACCTTGTGAATGGTGACGATATCGTCGCTCGGGGATCCATATCCGCAATTCGGACGTGGAGTGCGAGGGCGCCTCAAGTGGGCCTCTCTCTTTCTCTTGGGAAGAACTTCGTTGACCGGCAATTTTGTACGGTCAACTCACAGTTATTCTTTGAAGGAAGGTTGAAAACAACAGGGAAAGTGTCCACCCAACACCGTTTGGGGAGTACACTCTCTCACTGTTTTTCCGAATCTCAATTTCATTGGGGTGTTTCGCCCCAAGTAAAAGAGATCTTCCTAAAAAGAAACTGGACAGTTCTTCGGAGAACTCCACGCTCGATGGATATCTCTCGAAGGAAGGGAGGTTTAGGACTGATTACCAATCCTACGTGTTGTGATATGAAGCTGGCGAAGAGAGTTTATCTCTACGATTTGCTTCACTCTTTTGGAAGGGTTTATCCCATTCCAAACACGAAAGATTTGGTTTTCGTACCTATCCCTGTCATCCGTTTAGAGAGTCCCAAGAGCGATCATCAACCGTATCACTACGAGACAGAGGAAGACCGTGAGCTGAAATCAATTCAAAGATCCTATGTAGGGGAGGAGGTTAATACCCTCCGCCTCCTAAATGTGGAGGGGGCTGAAGAGCCCGCTTTTGATGATTTAACTCACCAGGAACTTTCCTCATGGTGGACGAATTTAGCTAGCAAAGATCGGGAATTTTTCCGAGAGCTAGAGGATTTCACAGAACAAGGATATTTCTCCTTATTCGAGTGCCCCTCGCTAAATCGCCTTTCCAAACGTTTTGTTCCCATGTCATCTGACATTGGACGTCAAGTGTCTCGCCTGATACGGCGCCATCTCTTCTTTTCCGTCCGGGATGGGTTAGTCGATTCCGACCCAGTCTGGTCCGGTGAGGGTTACCTCCGAGAAGTGTTAGATTTCATATCTCAACACTGCATCCGAGGAACCCGACCCGCTGATCCAGAACTAGGTGAGGAAGTCGAACCCGTGTCCCTTATTCCTTTATTCGAGGAGGAAAAGAAAGACAATCTGGTCACCATTCCAGAAGAAGAAGAAGTAGGAGGAGACTATTTAATGGAATCGTTGAAGAATTTCTTCATTCCATTTGATGAAGAATCAGAATTCTTCCCTTTCCCTCATGACGGTGAATTTCACTGTCGGGATCGGGTTGACTATGATTCTCTGCTTGCCTTTTTAGGCACCTGGTCTCCTACTTCCTCTCCTGAGGATCCTTCACAAACACAACCAATGACTTGCGAAGCGGCAGGATAGCCGACTCACAAATTGTGCGCGGTGTGACTCTCCGGCTCGCTTGACAAGCGAAGCGGTGCTACGATAGTAAGGAGCACTGCATGAGAGTAGTGAATTAAGACAATAGCCAGATCCCTGATAGGATTGGCATTGGATCTCTCGTGATATGAGAACCATCGTTCGGTCGAATGAATTTACGACCCTCTGTATGATGCCTAAAATAGAGTTCCCACCCATCATGGTGGTAAACATCTTATGGATCCAGAGACGGGGGTAACCGGGATCAAATCCTGGGACAACCCGGCCGACAACTCATTTCACAAGAAATTCAAATGCCTGGTCCTACATGGAACCAGATCTGCTTAATTCACAGCGCTAAAAAAGGTCCACAGCTATGTGGTACGGTCAATTGATCGTGTCTT